TCGGAAGCATAGTTTTTTCTCCATTGTTTGATTTTTGATTCAGTATAATATGCATATTTTACTGGTGTTGAATTTTCTTCATAGATACCAGCAGCAATCCTATCCAAAGATTCTTTTTTTCGTCTTGGATATGTTTTTTTCAAGTTTGCATAGATGTCATCCTCGTGATTAGAAATCCTACCTTCTTTCACTTGTCTGGATTTTATGTTGATAATATCTCTTTCTTGGTTGTTTTTCTTTGGTGTTTTGGGTTCATTCTCAGCACTTGCAATATCTTCTAGTTCAGTTTGATTTGCATCAATTACATTGAATGCCCAACCTTCTACACCCAACTCCATTTGAGATAGTGTTCTACCATAACCATACAATAGTTTATATGGTTGGGGTGAGCCCTCTGGTTGTCGCACAACTGCACCAAGTTCTTCATTTACCAAAACACCATTACTAAATGAATATTTCAAATCTTCGACATGAGATGCATCTTGACCGTCAGCTCGGGCAATGTTTCCAACCTCATCATCAATGTAGATGTCTTCAAATTTTATCCACATTGGGGCATGGATAACAATGTTTGGGGAAATAAATGAATAGTCTGGTTCTGGAAATAGTTTTATAATATCGGCGCTTCCATACGCCTCTTTTAACGTAATCATAAAGATTCTCCTTTTTATGTGAAATGGAGCGTGAAACCAACATCCATTAGTCTCATATTTTTCACCATAACACTTGGTTAATATAGTTATATAGTACTATAAAATTATCGTAAAGTCAAGTCATTTTCGATTCTTTTTTTACAAAGTTTATAGTACTCTTCGTTTATCTCACTTCCAAGATAATTTCTATCAATCTCTAGGGCTGAGATTGCAGTAGTACCACTTCCCATAAATGGGTCATATACTACATCATTTTCGTTTGTATGATTTTCTATCATCATACGACAAACTAGTGGACTCATACCAAATTTAAAACCGTCCACTATGGTTGACTTTTCATCTAGTATAACATCTACCATGTGTGGGTTTTTCATTTTAAATGGTTTCTTTGCAAAAGTAAGTATGTGCATATAGTTCATACGAAACATATTTACTTTATATGACTTAACCCATATGTTAGTTTTTCTTAAAAACCAACCATTCTTTTCAAACACATTAATTACTTTTATATGTTTTGGATAAATTCTACCGTCACCTTTTCTATCAGTAGTGCAAATAGTTACTAGGTTATTTGTAGGTTTCAATAGTGATACCCAACTGTCTAAAAATTCTTCCCACTCATTTGTGTGTGCTGGTATATCCAACTCTGCATAATCTGGTGGGGATGTAAGTACATAATCGTACTTGACATCTTTTTTCAAAGTATCAATACAGCTTTCTAAATGTATCATGCAAAAAAACTTTCTAATGTATTTACTCTAATGTCCTTGAACAAATCAACTGAAGTGTCTTTACCAAAACACCAAACATTCTCCATGTAAAGTTTGTTCATAAACTCATCCATTGCATCTTTATCAAAGTTACCTTCTTCATCTTTGAATACAGACGCACCTTGTGGGCGTTGCATAATTCTCATACCAATCTGTCCTAAGAAGTTAGGACGAAGCATATCTACAAGTTCATCACCAGAACGATATCTTTTACCATGCACTTTTGGGTCAAGAATATTTACAAGTAGAACACCATTATCACTCAAAGAGTCAAAACTGTTTTGTGCAACTGGTAGATAAAAATCATCTCTCCAAGCTTCATATTCATTGAACTTTGCCCAAGATTGTAGTTCTTCTTTTTCCCCACCTTCATTATATCTTTCTGTAGAAAAATATGGTGGTGAAGTAAATGCACAATCAACATTATTAATTTCATCCCAAGGTAAATCTTCTGCACCACAATTGTAAATTTGAACAGTCTTTTTACCACGACTTCTATCGTAAATCTGGTCATAGAACTCAATCATTTTGTGATATCGTTCAAACGTATTTGGATTAGGATCACAACCAATATAGTGTGTTGCATTTGATGAATAGAATGCAGTCAGTCTATCACCCCAACCCATAGATGTGTCTAGTATAGTTTTTGCATCAGACATTTCATAGATTGTTTTCGCAACAATAGGTTTGAACTGCGTTGCAATATAAGTTCCAAGACGAAATGCCATAGTGTATGTTTTTGGTGATAGTTCTTTTGAATCATTCACACCTCTCCAAATAGGCCCGAATGCACCCCAAATATTATCACCATCTTCCCATCTGGTTACTGGTGCTTTGAACCCATAAGAACCACAACGCATACGCAAATCGTTCATAAATGAATCTGCACAATAATTGAAACTAGATGGGCCGTCAATAAAACCTAGTCCATATTCTTTGTATGAATATTTGTAGTCATCATACTTTTCAACAACTTCTTTTGTTGGAATAGAAATGTAATCTGTAAACTTTGCTTTTTCTAACTTACGAAAGTTTTCTATAATCTTTTGTTGTTCAAATTCTTTTAGTGGATATGGTGGTTTCTCTCTTGTGATGTATTCAGAAAGAGTAGAACGAAAAAGTTCTTTACCATATTTTTCTGTGGTAGAAATAAACAAAGACTTATTCATAACTGGCAGCCCATTTTTATCTGCACAGTTTCTTAGTAGTTCATATAGTTCTTCATTTATTTCTGTTTTACTCATGTAAAAAAGTCCTCAAGTGTCATTTGTGTTCCATAGGAACGGTCAATATTCCATCCGATTTGATTCATAATAAAAGTCAAAGGTTCTACGAATGCTTTCTCGAACTGCTTATCATAATCCAAATACTGATGAATGTCAAGCTCTTTTGGAAGTTTAGTAAAGAATGAAATCACATTTGATTGCATTCGATTTGGTGTCCTCATGTTAAGGAATTTGATTTTGTCACCCTCTTGGATTAGAGGATACTTGTTTGTTAGTTTCTGTTGTCTACAAAAGTGATTATACAACAATGCACCTTTACAATGCATAGGAGCACCTTTAGAAAAGATATTCGCACCGTCACTCCATTTACCAAGTCCATTGACAGAACGAGGAAATGCAATCTCTTCTGGTGATAGTTTCATAAACTCTTCACGAAACTCTTGGATAAAGTCGTTTACATCTTTCTCTGTACCAGACATGATAACCTTTAGTGCCTGTTTAATTTTCTCACGACAAGGTGCTGGCGTAGATGACTTGACGGCCTCAATCCCCATAATCTTTAGAGAAGGTTCTTGATAACGAACACCTTCAACATCCCATGCATTGAGAATGTAACGCTTCTTTGCAGTCCAGATACCTTTGTCTGCAATTACCTCACGTTTCATCTGCATCTTTTGATCGTATGCGTTTAGGTATGTAGCAAGAGCCTGATAACTCTTATCAATAAAAGGTTCAATCTTCTCTTTAGCAACAGTATCAAGGAAGTCCACGGCCCTCCCACGATATGAATCCTCCGATTCATCTGTTCTCTTTTTAAGCACACTATCAACCAGCCTGTCAAAAGTAATATATACCGAGTCTGTATCCGATGCAATAACATAATCAACTCCATTTGTGTTTAATATTTTGTTTAGGTAAAGATTTAGAGATTTCTCAATCCACCTAATAGATAGTTGTCCAGAGGTAGTAATACCCTCTGCAATACGCAAATCATAATAACGAAACCATTCATTACCAATCGCACCATAAGCAGAGTTTAGAGATATCTTTCTTGCCATTTGGATGTTTTGATAACGAGACACATCCTTGAAATATTTTGGATCTTTGGTATCCTCATATTGTTGTTTTGCCTGTAACATCTTTTTCTTGTAAATTGTACGGTCATTATACATCGACTGCATCATCTCTGGAAGAAAC